TTTTCATGGTCGTCTCCTTGAACGGGGGCGCGGGTTGCCCCGCGCCCCTTATAGGCTGTGAAAGCCGGATGGCCAAGCGCCTTGGCGCTCAGTCGTCCGGCAGGCTGGCCAGCACAATGGCCACGAGCATGGCCAGCAAGCTCAGCAGCACGGCTTGAGCCGCCTGCCGAACGTGCGCCTAGGCAGCCGTGCGAACTTGCGCGCCGCATAGGGCACAAGCGGAGGCGGGGCCGGGATTACCCGGATCAGCATCTGGACGCTGGTCATGCTCAGCCCTCCAGGTTGCCAGCAAGGTCCGTGCGGACGATGCTGATCACACGCTCGTGGAGCCACGGGTAGCTCCGTGTTTGCCAGATGCGCCCGATCTGGCGTCCATCCGTATCCCAGATGGTCCAAGCAGGGCCGGACTCGTAGACGCGGCGGCGCTGCAACGTGGCAACGGCGCGCGACTTGTGATCGTAGACCGTCAGATACTGAGTCGCATCGTCCGGCATATCCATGTCAAGTTCCATAGGTCGTCTCCATTCTGGACAAAGCGTCCATCCTCGCCCCTGCCCTAGCTTGCGCTGGGACAGGGGTCCGGGGGATGCTCAGTAGCCGATGAACTTGCACTTGATGGCGTAGTTGACGTCGCCCCGGCTCACCCCGTCAAGGGCGATCGCAGCGGCGATGGAGCCAGCGGTTGCCATGCGCTGGAGCTTGTCGGCGGCGCGCGCCTTGGCGTCCAGCTTGGCCAGCTTGGCCTCGCCCTTTTCGGTCAGCTTGAACGCCTTGGAGTCCTCGGCGCTGGCCTTGGCCACTGCGGCAGCCTTGCGGCTGGCAGCGGTGACCTTGGCAGGCTTGACCGGCTGAGTGGCCTTGGAGTCTTGGACCGCCTTGGCGCTATGCGGGGCATTGCGTGCATCCACGCCTGCCGCGAGCTTGGCCGTGCTGGCACGGCTCCACGCGGCGCAGAAGGCGTCGTACGACTGGCCGACGGCAGCCAGCTTGCGGATTTCGCCGCGCCACTGAGCCGTCGGGATCATCGTGCTGCGTCCGTCGTTGGCGCTGACGTAGTGTTTGACGCCGCCGGACACACCCTTGGACTCCACGATGGTGTCGGCGGGCTTGGACGGATCGGCCAGCTTGGGCGCTACGTCCTTGGGAGCCTTTTCGGCAGCCTTGGTCGTCGCGATCTTGCGGGCGGATTTACCGGTCATGCCCTTTGCGTTGGCAACGGGCTTGGCGGCGCGAGTGATGGTCTTGGTCGTCATAGTAAATACTCCGTTAGTGATTTGCAGCTTGATTGCTGCTATGTGCCCCCGCCTTACATGATTAATCGCCGTTAAGCAGTTCTTCCGCAAAGCGCTCGGCGTCCTTGAAATCCTGCGCAATGGCGCGCGGCACGGGGGCGCGCTCCGCCACGGGGCAGTCCAGCCAGCCGAGCCACTCAGCAATTGCGCTGCGCACCGTTTCGTCGGCGGCGGCCCAATATGCGGCGGCGCGCTGCGCGGCAGCGTACTGCGAATCGCCATCCAGCTTGGCAGTTAGCCAAGCCAGCGTAGCGGGGCAGTCCGTGCCGGTTGCGCCGCAGGTGAGCTCATGGTAAAATTCGTTAATCATGTTCGTAACTCCTGCCCTAGTAAGGCCAGCGCGGCATTGCGCTGGCCAATGTAGGGCAGGGGCACATAGCAGCCGGGGGCAGGGTTGCCCCAGCCCCCTAGGCTGCTAACCGACGCGCGTTTTGCCCCATGGCCCCTGCCCCTAAAGGCTGACCGGTAGCGCCCCGCGCGCGTTTGGAGCTATGGTGCCCCGCACTTGCCGCCGCCCCCGTAGGGTAAAGCATGACGGCCGATAAGCCCATGTGCCATTGCAGGGGTTGCGCGCCCTAGGCCATGGAACGCTAGAAAGCCCTAGCTGGCTTGCAGGGGTGCGGCCCCGCACCCTGGAGCGCCCCGTGCGCCCCGTGTGACCTATGTATGCGCGCAATTCGTTAAAGGAAAGTTAAAATGTGAGCCAAGAATTTTCCGTACCAAAGTGACACAGTTTTTCGCACCTTGCATTTTTCTGCGCGGCGCTGGCCATGGGGCAAATTCCAGTTCACGTTTAAGCCGACTTTTAAGACGATTTGAGACGATGCGGCTCGTCCAGGCTACCTTTACCTAGCTGACTCCAGTTTTCGCATTTTTCGGGTTTTGGCATGATTCTTGCTTCGCAGTTCCGCGCCCTCTGGTCTCACTGCAAGATTCGTGCCAACGCTGAACGGTTATGGTTACGAATCCGTTATCGGTTTCCAGTGCGTGCTGCCAATGGCCTTGGCGGCTGATGGCGACCCCTAGGGTTGTGTGGGCAGGGGCTGCGCGGGTAGCGCCATGGGCGCGCAGCACGGTTGCCAGCTTGGCAGCCGTGGCCTTGGCTCCATAGCAGACTATGGGTTCCCCGGGATTAACGACAATGGCAAAGGGAAGTTTTGGCGCGCCCCGCTGGCCGCGCTGCGCAGCGGCGTCGCTACGGGCTTGCGCGGCCGCTGCACGCATGGTTTCGGCCTCGTTAACCATGTCTGTAAGCTGTTCCGCAAGGGCTGGATTTACGGGGCGCAGAGCCTTGGCGGCGCTGAGTATGGTTACGATTTGCTTAACAGACAGCATGTGTAGACCTTTCTGTAAAGGGTTAACGTGTTGTAAAGGCCTAGGAATAACAGATGCACAGTGTACAGCACCCCTAACTTTACCCTAGCAAAGTAGGTTAATAATTAACCTTACACTAATTAACAATGGTTAAATTATTAACCTACTTTCTTAAGTATCAACAGTAAGTACTGTTATGTGTTATCTGTTAAGGTTAATGTGGGATTTGCCAATGATATTAATGCTTTGAGTTAAGATATTTACCATACAGATGCTTGGCCTATCTGTACGGCTGCCGTTTTTGCCTGCCGTTTCAGCGGCTTAAACTGTTAAGGTTAACCTGCGATATCAAGCCCCTTGCATCTCAATTAACCATGATTGTAAACACTGCCCCGGAGACGCGGCGCATCGGGGACGCCGTGATTGCAACGTCGGCGTCACGACGTCACGTGGATTTGCAGCGCCCCGTGTGACGTCACATTGGGCCGGAGCCACGGAGATCGTGGTTAATGATGAGTAAAGATTCACGGTTAACGAGTTCGGTTAACGAACATGGTTAACGAAGTGGCTCGGCTTCTCCGATCCTCGGCGAACGGGGGTGGGGTGTGCCGGGGGTACCTTGGGGCGCGGCGGCTGCGGCCTTGACGAAGGTACCCCCGCAGCGGGGCCGTCGAGTAAGTTCGTCATTGCAGGAGAAGATTCTTGGCACGCCCACGCAAGAAGTACGAAACAGCGGAGCAGCGGCGTCGCCACGAGGCTGCGCTCGAGCGCCGCAAGGCTCGGTACAAGGAAAAGAAGACCATCGAGATGGCGTCCAAAGCCGCCGAGGGCGACGCCAACTTCGATCTTCTGCTCGCGCATGAGCAAAAGCGCCTTGATGAGAAGCGCGCATTCCATCAAAAAGGCGGGACGCAGTCGCCAAAGATCATGAGCCAAGCGCGCCAAGATCTCGCAGACGCCTTCGACCTCATGGGCGGCGTGCCCGCGCTCGTAGTGTGGGGACGTGAACACCCGACCGAGTTCTACCGGCTGTGGAGCAAACTTATCCCCGCCACTGCGCCGAAAGAAACCGAGACCTTGCCGCTCGAGACGCTGCTCAGTGAGCTGGCGACCCGCGAGGAGATGTCGGTGCGCGACGCAGCCATCGATATCGGACAGAGCTTGCTTGAAAAGGGCCGCAAGCAAGCCGAGCTCGAAGATCTCAGCGGCCTGCGACCGGAGGATATCAACTGATGCCCAACTTCCTTTCCAAGAAAATCGACAGCGCCGCTCAGCTTGAGGCTGCCCAGCGCAAACAGGCGCGCCCCCGCACGAAGCGTGAAGAGGACGAGGCCAAGCGCAGCGGCTTCAAGTCTGCCGCTGAGATGGAGGCCTACGCGCGCCAGAAAGCGCAGCGCAGCGGCGGCACCACTGCCAAGCCGCGCGGATCCATGATGGACAACGCGCTGAGCTGGCACCCGAAGAAGCTGCTCGAGCACGTGAATACAAAGATGCGCGACGCAATGTCGCGGCCGAAGAAGAGGTAAGCCGTGGCCAGCCGCGAGGAACAGATGCGTATGCTTGCCAGCCTGCGGGAGGATTTCCCCCGCTACGCTGCCGCGTGTCTGAAGATCAAGGCCAAGAGCGGGGCGCTGCTTCCCTTCGCGTTGAACAAGGCGCAGCTATATGCGCACGAGAAGATGGAAGCTCAGCGCCGTGAGACAGGCAAGGTGCGTTGCCTCATTCTCAAAGCGCGACAACAGGGCTTCAGCACCTATGTCGGCGGGCGGTTCTATCATCGAGCGAGTCTGAACTACGGCACGAACGTCTTCATTCTGACTCACGAGCAGGCCGCGACCGACAACCTGTTCGGCATGGTCGCCCGCTACCATGAAAATTGTCCGCTGAAGCCGAGCACCGGAGCCGCGAACGCCAAAGAGCTTCTCTTTGATCGCCTCGACTCCGGTTATTCGGTCGCCACTGCCGGACAGAAGGCGGTCGGGCGCTCCAAGACCGTTCAGCTCTTCCATGGAAGCGAGGTGGCCTTCTGGCCGAACGCTGCGGAGCACTTCGCGGGGGTCATGCAGACCATTCCGGACCTGCCGGGGACCGAAATTATCCTCGAGAGCACGGCAAACGGTATCACCGGTGAGTTTTACGAGCGTTGGCAGCGCGCCGAGGCCGGAATTGGCGACTTCATACCCATTTTCAGCCCGTGGTTCTGGGAAGCGGGGTATACGCGGACCCCTCCGGAAGGATTTACCCTCTCCCATCAGCGCAGCACGGGCGAGGACATCAGCGAAGCCGACTACGCGCAGCTTCACGGCCTCAGCCTCGGCCAAATGTGCTGGCGCAGGGCCAAAATCGCTGAGCTTGGCGACCCCATGCTCTTCATGCAGGAGTATCCAGCGACTGCAGAAGAGGCTTTTCAGTCCACCGGACACGACAGCTTTATCAAGGGCAACCTTGTTCTCAAGGCGCGGAAGTTCACTGTCGAGGACCCGAGCGGCCCTGTGGTGGTCGGCGTGGACCCCAGCCGCTTCGGTGACGACCTTTTCGCTATCGTGTGGCGGCAGGGGCGCAAAATTCTCAAGTATCGTACGATCGAGAAGATCGATACCGTGCAGGCTGCGAACATGCTCAAGCAGATCATCGACAAAGAGAACATTGCGAAGATGTTCATCGATGCCGGGGGCTCTGGCGCAGGCATCGTGGACCTTTTGAAGTCCTACGGCGCGATTTACGACAAGCGCGCGGTGGGCGTCAACTTCGGCGGTGCGCCGCAAGAGCCAGACATCATTCTTGACGACGGCAGCAAGCGCCCCGGTCCCAAGAACCGCCGCGCAGAGATGTGGATGCGGAGCCGCGAGTGGCTCCAAGACCCCATGGGCGTGGATGTACCCGACGAGGGCATCTTCCAACAGGACGCGGTCGGGCCGGGGTACAAGTATGATACCAATCAGCGGGTCGTGCTGGAGTCCAAGGAGCAAATGCGGGCGCGCGGCGTGCGCAGCCCCGACCTTTGGGACGCGGTGGTCCTGACCTTCGCTGAGCCTGTCTACGATAAAAGCGAAACCAAAGCCCGCCCATCGCGGGGTTGGCGGCACCGTGCAGCAGGATGGATGAGCGCATGACCAGAGGACTGCAAGCGAGGCAAGCTCGCCTGATCGACAAGCTCAAAGCGCGGACCACGAGGGACGGCAAGCCGCGCGCCGGGTACGAGCAGAACGTGGCGTCTTTGCGTGCGGAGCTCGCCATACTTCAGGAACGGCTGGACAATACGAAGGAACAAGACCTTGGCTGAAGATCGTGGCATGACCCCTCCCAGCAGCACTGGCGACAACACCACTGTCCCGGCCCTGACGGATGAGAACAAGTACGCCCCGGAGGGGTTTGAGAGCACGGAAAAGTTTCTCAAGTATGCCCGCGACGAGTGGGCAGCCGACCTTGCGTATGATCGCATCAATCGTGAGGCCGCGCTGGAAGACCTCGAGTTCCTTGCTGGTGATCAGTGGGACGAAGAAGTCAAGCGGATGCGGGTCGAGATGAACCGTCCGTGCCTCACGATCAACGTTCTGCCGCAGTTCGTGGGTCAGGTTATCGGCGACCGGCGCATGAACAAGACGGCGATCAAGGTCATTCCGAAGAAGAACGGCTCGACCAGCGAAGCGACGCTGCGCAGCGCGATCATCAAAGGGATTGAGGCGCAGAGCCGCGCGCACCGCGTCTATGACGCGTGTTGCGAAGATCAGGTGGCCTGCGGTATCTCCAACTTCCGTGTGGAGCTCGAGTACGCAGCGAATGACGTCTTCGAGCAAGACATTCGCATTCGGCATATACCGAACCCGCTGGCCGTTATCTGGGATCGTATGAGCGTCGATCCGACCGGACGTGACGCGCGTCACTGCTTCGTGCAGGACATCATGCCGCGCAACGTCTACGAAGAGCGCTTCCCCGACCACCCGTGCCCCGGCGAGATGGGGGACAATATGCAGTCCACCCTCGATCCGGGCTGGTTCGACAAGGACATTGTCCGCGTCGTCGAATTCTGGGAGATGATCGAGAAGCCAGCGACGTTCGCACTCATGTCTGACGGCGATGTCAAAGACGTCACCGAGATGGAGTACGAGGAGTACGCCGAGAAGCTCTGGTTTGATGCTTCTGGGCAGCCGCGTATCCGCGAGAGCTTTCGCACTTATGCTCGTATGCACCTTATCACGGGCTTCGCCATTCTCAGCGAGGAGGCCTACGAGCTTCCACTGAACCGCTTGCCGGTCATTCGCGTAGAGGGGCGCACGGTCCGCGTTGGCGACGACCGCGTGCGCTTCGGGCTTGTTCGCTTCGCCAAGGACAGCCAGCGTCTCAAGAACTACTGGCGCTCCGTCGCGGCCGAGACCCTCGCGCTGGCTCCCAAGGCGCAGTGGGTCGCCGAGGCTGATGCCGTTGAGGGCCGCGAAGACGAGTGGCGCGATGCTCACATAAGCGGTGATCCGCTTCTGCGCTTCAACACGGGTAAGCAAAAGCCCGAGCGCGTGGATCCCCCGACTATCCCAGCGGCGCTTCTGCAAGAAGCACAGCTCAATCAGCAAGACATCAAAGATGTCACCGGGCTTCATGATGCGTCGCTGGGTATCCGTTCGAACGAAGTGAGCGGGCGCGCCATCGAAAGCCGTAAGGCTGAGGGCGATATCGCCACGGTCATCTACCACGACAACCTTAACGAGGCCATCTTGGAAGGTGGCGACGTTGTCAATCAGCTTCTTCCTCTCGCGTACGATACGGTCCGGCAAGTCCTCACCATCGGCGAGGACGACAAGGCCATCATGATGTATATCAACGAGAACAGCGACGACGACGAGAGCCCGTCGATCAGCGACGCCAAGTACGACGTCAGCCTCGAGACAGGCCCCAGCTTCAGCACTCAGCGCGCGGAAGCCCGCGAGGCGATGACGACGCTCGTGCAGACTGCGCCAGACCTGTTCACGATTGCTGGGGACCTCATTGTCAAGGCAATGGACTGGCCGGGCGCGCACGACATCGGAAAGCGCCTGCACGATCAGATGGTGAAGCAGGGCATCGTCGAGCCGGAGCCCGAAGAAGGCGCAGAGGAGGGCGCGCCGCCCGAAATGACGCCTGAGCAGATGCAGCAGATGCAGATGATGGAGGCGGAGCAACAGGCCGCGATGGAGCACGCCGCCGCCATGCGCCAAGCCGAGCTCGAGAAGGCGCAAGCCGAGGCCGAGCGGGCTAAGGCCGACGCCGTGCGCGCCGCCGCCGCCGCCGACCGCGAAGAAGCAGAGCTTGCCCGCGCACGGGCGGATGCTGAGCGCGCGCAGGTCGAAGCAAGGTACGCGCCGCGTGTAGCGGAGCAAAAAATTCGCTTGGCAGACAGAGCCGCGTCTGCTAAGGGGTCCGATAGCAGCGGCTCCGGATCTCGCCCCGCAGGCGACCGCCCAAGTGGGCGCAACAGGAGTAAGAAGCAATGAGCATCAAGAGCACCTTCTTGGCAGGCGCGGCAATGACTGCCGCAGAACGGGCCGCAGGCCGGTTCATGCGCGCGCCCGACGGCCACGACAGCGCCCCCGCGCCAGCCCCCGCGCCAGCCCCCGCGCCAGCCCCCGCGCCAGCCCCCGCGCTTGCACCGAGCGACACAGCCCCCGCGCCGTCCGCCGACTTCGGCACGGAAGAGAACTTCGCCGACTTCGAGAAGAAGGTGCGCGGCGAGGACAAGAAGTCCGACGACAACAGTTCCGGGGACGTCAACCCCGCAACTCCTGAACAGAACACTGCTGATGAGGGGACTCCTGACCCCGAAGAAGATCAGCCGGGCTCGTCTGTTCAGGAGAGAATTGACGAGCTGACCGCTGCGCGCCGTGAAGCCGAGCGGAAACTTGCCGAAGAGCAGCGCGAACGAGCGCGTGAGCGCGAAGAGCTCGAGGCAAGGCTGTCCAAGCTGGAGGGCAAAACGCCCGAAGGCGAGGACGGCAAGAAGACTCGTGACCCCGGGGAAGAGCCCAATCCGGATGACTACGAGTACGGCAAGGCCGATGCCGACTATATCATCGACATGGCCGAGTATCGGCAGGAAGTCAAACTCCAAGAACGCGAACAGCGCACTGCGCTGAAGCAGGAGTTCGACGCGATGGAACAGGGCTGGTCTTCGCAGATCAGTGATGAAACCATCAAGACGCAGTACCCCGACTTTGAGGAAAAGGTCATCAAGGGGGCCGATAACGCCGCCTGGAAGCTCTCCCTCGAGTCGGCCATTCTGGTCAAGACTTCCCCGGTCGGCGCGCACGTCGCGTACCATCTTGCCAGCAACCCGGCGGAGTCGGAGCGCATCTCCGGCCTCGACGCGTTCGAACAGGCGCGAGAAATTGGCCGCATTGAAGGCCGCTTTCTCAAAGCCGGTCAGGAGCAGCCCAGCAATCAGGGCACGAGGCAGCCCATGGCGAGCAAGGCACCGCCTCCGCCCAAGCACACCGCGCGCGGCGCGGGGGGCCGCTTCTCTGTCGACCCGGCTACGGACGATTTCACTGCGTTCGAAGCATCGGCCAACCGTATTCTCAGTGAAGCCCACTAACAGGAGGCTTTCATGGCCAACACACTTCTTAATCCGAAGGTCTACGCCAACGCGATGCTCATCCATCTCAAGAACAACTTGGTGATGGGCAAGCTGGTCACGACCGAATTCAAGAACGAGTACAAGAAGATCGGCAACACGCTTTACGTCAAGCGCCCGCCCGAGTTCGTCGTCCGTGAGGGCGCGGTCGCGCAGGTCCAGGACGTGGTCGAAGGCGAAGTGCCGATCGTCATGGACCGGCAGCGCGGTGTGGATCTCGAGTTCACTTCGCTCGAAGATACGCTGACCGTTGATGACCTGCTGAAGAGCGCGGTCATGCAGGCGCAGGCGGCGCAGCTTGCCCAGACGATCGACTCCGATCTGATGGCGATGACGCTCGAATTCCCGAGCTGGGTCGGCACCCCCGGTCAGGACATCAACTCGGCCACGGACTTCTTCCGCGGTCCCGAGCGTCTGGATCTGATGGCGATCCCGCAGGACAAGCGGTGCGGGGTTCTCTCGCCGCTGGACTATTGGGCGCTGGCGGGGTCGTTCACCAATCTGCCGGTCCAGGAGCAGATCGCTATCAGCGCTCTCGAGCGTGCTCGTCTGCCGCTGGTCGGCAACGTGCAGCCCTACATGACGCAGTCGGTGGTCAACCTCACGACCGGTACCCGTGCGGCAACCGGCGCGGCCACGATTGCCGGGGCCAACCAGAACGTCACGTATGCGTCGATCGCGAACAACGACTACAAGCAGACCTTGAACTTGGCCAACCTCACGGCGGGTCACACCATCAAGGCCGGCGAAGTCTTCACGATCGGCTCGGGCAGCACGGCGGTCAACTTCGTCAATCCACGTACGAAGCAGGACACCGGGCAGCTTGCGCAGTTCGTCGTTCTCGCGGACGCGGTTGCCGACGGCTCCGGCAACGTCACGGTGACGATCGCTAACCCGATCATCATCAGCGGCGCTTACCAGACCGTGACCCGCGCGCCGGGCAACGGGGCCGCTGTCTCGTTCGTCGGCGTCGCCAGCACCGCGTATCGCCAAAACGCGGTGTTCCACAAGTCGGCTATCGCGCTCGTCTTCGCCAAGCTCAGCGACCCCTTCACGGGCCAAGCGAGCTACGCGACCGACCCGGGGACCGGCGTCACTGTCCGCTACTGGCGGACTTCGGATGGTGTGAACGATACGCACCTTCACCGTTGGGACGTGCTCTACGGCGTGAAGAACGTCGACCGTCGTCTCGGCACCCGTCTGAGCGGCACTGCGTCGTAAGGCGCGCTCCCGCTTGCCTAGCGAGGATGCTCTCGGGCATCCTCATTTTCTGAGAAGAAGGAATTTTCTCATGGCTGATGTTACTGACAACGCCAACCCTTCGAACCTTCCCGCAAATACGGTGAAGCGGGTCTCGAACGGAACCGGCAACTTCAAGCTGCTCCAGGACGACGAGCTGATCGCCTTCACCGGCGCGACTCCCGCCACCACCGGCGCGACCAGCACCACCCCGTTCGGCTTCACCACGGCGGCACAGGCTGACGCGCTTGTCACCAACGTGCGTGAAATGCGCGCTGCGCTCATCGCCACCGGGATCATGAAGAACCCGTAACCACAACGCAACGCCCCGGCCCGCCAAGGTCGGGGCGTCTTGCCGCCAAGCGAGGAGAAGACGACATGCCCCTTCCCATTCTGCGTCCGCCGCCGCCCTACGTCTATCAGGAGTGGCCGCGCTGCTTCTACGGCCCGAACGGTCAGTGCGAGGAGTTCAACAGCCTCGACGAAGTTCCTGAAGGCTGGGTCGAGCATCCCAAGATGCTCGCCGATGATTACGAAGAGCCTGATCCCGACGATGAAGGCGAGGAAGAAGACGACTTCACTGCGGACGAAATCGCCGCTGTGTACTCGCAGGACGCCCTCGTGGACATGATCAATGCCGCCAACACGGGACGCGCAGAGACCGACAAGATCGAGTTTCTCGGCAACTGGTCCAAGGTTCGTCTCGCCCAAGCCCTGCTCGACGGCGGTGTCGAGATCAGCCTGACCAAGGAGTAAGTCTCCATGACCCAAGTGTCCGCGATCATCAAGCGCGCTTACCGTGAGGGCAACCTCATTGCTATCGGCGCCGAGCCTTCCACGGCACAAGCCGAGGAGGCTCTTGACCGGCTGAACGCGCTGATCGCGGCACTTATGGGGTTTGAAGTCGGTACCGATCTTCTGGACTGGCCGTTGGGCAATGACAATGTCCAAGGGAATATTGATTGGGCAGAAGATCGCTGGCGCTACGTGATCAACAACGCGCGCCTCATCCCCAACATGGCCAGCCCGCAGACCGTGTTTCTGCCGCCGGAGCCGCAAGACGGCACGCGCGTCGCGGTCGTGGACCCGCGCCAGCTTCTCGCCACATACCCTCTCACGCTTGACGGCAACGGGCGCGTGATTGAGGACGTTACTTCTCTCACGCTGAACACCGCTGGCCTTGATCGTCAGTGGTTCTACCGCGCGGATCTTGGCAAGTGGGTCGTCGTTTCATTGCTGGCCAGCGGCGACCAAATGCCTTTTCCGCTGGCTTTTGACGACTTCTTCATCACCAAGCTCGCGATGCGGCTCAACCCGCTGTACGGGCGCTCCATGCCGGACGCGTCTGTTGCCACGCTTGTCTCCATGCAAGAGAAGCTGCGGGCGCGCTACACCCAGAACCGCGATGTTCCGGCGGATCTTGGGGCAGTTATGATGACAGAAGGCTTTGATCGCAATTACCGAGCGCGCGGCATCGCCCGTGGGCGCAACAGCTGGATGACCTGATATGTCGCAGCTTCTCTTTGCGCGCGGCTCTTATCGCCGCCAAGTGGCGAAGACGCCGCTCATATCGATGCACAATCGGTTCATCGAGGGCATTCCTACGCTGACCGATGGGGAAGTGTCTGCCATTGCGCGCCCCGCCATGCGGCGTCTAACCGGAGTCGGGACCGGGCCTGTACGCGGCCTTTTCTCTGCGCCGGGCATTTTCGGGGACAAGGCGTTTGCTGTCAGCGGCACGCAGTTCTACAGCATAAACCCGAGCACCGGCGCGGGCACCGCGATAGCGACCATAAGCACGGACCCGCTTGGCGATGTTTCGTGGGCTCCGGTTGCGCAGATTGAAGACCAAGTGCCCAGCCGTCTGTTTTTCGCAGAGGGTAACGTTCTCTGGCTCTATATGGAGAACAGCCCGGCGCTTGGCTTGCTCGAGGCCACGGGCATCATCGCAAGCGGAGATGTTGTACGCCTTGGCGGCGTGTATTACCAGATCACAAGCGGCTCAGTAGACGCGGGCACGCCAGCCGGTACTTCGGCAAATCCGTGGCTCGTTGCTCTTGAGCTCAATGCGGCCGACACCATTCTCAACCTCTTCTACGCTATCAATGGTGACGAAGGAACGCCCGGCACTACGTACAGCACCGCGCTCACTCCGCACCCCGATGTAAGAGGATACACCTACACCGCCACGGAGCTCTTCGTCTCTGCGCTTACGCCGGGGGCTGACGGCAACGTCATTGTAACGACGACCACGGGCGCAGGGCTGGACTGGAGCGCGGCCACCCTACAGAATGGCGGGACGACGCGCATACGACAGGTCTACGTGCCGGGTGATGTCGGCGCTGTCAGCGTATGCGCTATCAACAGCTACGTGATTGTCATACCGATACAAGATGAGATTGACGGTACAATCGGCAAATTCTTTTGGATCGAGCCGGGCGATGACTTCATTGATCCTTTGAACTTCGCTAACGCGGAGCGCAGCAGCGATATTATCCACCAAGCGATAACTTTCAGTGATCAATATTGGCTGTTCGGCCGCGAATCCACGGAGCCGTGGATAACGACCGGCGATCCAGATGCGCCGATGCAGCGGTATCAAGGCATCCTCTTTGACAGAGGCTCGTGGCCGGGCACCGCAGTCAAAGTTCGCGACAGCATGGTCCTTGTCGACGAAGAGGGGGCCGTGTTCATGATCAAGGGTGGTTTGGAGCGTGTGAGCCGCCCCGATATTGAAGAGCGCATTCGTCGCGCGATCCAAGAAGAAGGAATTCTGTAATGGCAGCAATATGGGCAGATGATTTCAGCCGCTACGGGACTGGCGAAGCCGGACGCCTTGCCATGCTGGACGGCTTGGTCTATGCGCGGCTTGGTCTCTTTGGGCGACCTGCGGTCAGCCCAGACCCGAATGATGACGTACGCGCCTACTTGATGGGCAACGACCCGTTCACTTGGACGCAAGACTTCCGCATCGCACTGCCCACCGCAGTGACGTCTGGCTCGTGCGGCGTTGCTTTCCGCGCATGGCTCTCGCAGCTTCCGGGCTCTGGCTCGGACCGCTCGGCACTCGCGGGGTTTCAGCGCGCCGATGGGGTGTACATCGTGTACATGCGCATCGAGCAGAATGGTGCGATAACGGTACAGGGGCGCGTCAGCGGTGTTGAGACGCAGGTCTTCGACAGCATCAACCCGATTGTCTCGCCGGCATCGTTCAACCACTATGAGCTCGTCCACGACAAGACCAGCGGCGAGGGCTCGGTTTATGTGAATGGTGTGCTGCGCGCCTCCTACACCGGAGTGGACACCGCCGACAATCTGGTGTTCGTCAATATGTCGGCCAGAAATGGGCCGTCTATTCCTACACACTCCGTCTGGATCAAAGACTTGTATCTCTGGAATAGCTCCGGAGCACAGAACAACAGCGTAGCCGGGACGGTCATCGTTCGCCGCTACAAGCCCGACGGCGACAACACGCTTGGCGGATGGGTGCCGAGTACCGGCACGACCGGCTCGAACTTGCTCGCCAAGGATGCGCCCAACGATACGACGTATTTGTCGGCAGACGACGCACCGCCATCGCCCATGTCGTTCACGCTTGAGAACCTGCCGCCGGACGTCACGAGTGTGCGCTGCCTGATCTCCGTGGTGCGGGTGCGAAAGATCGACGGTGGCGATGCTGACGTACAGGTCGGCCTCTCCCCGAACGCCACCGACTGGGACAATGGCGCGGATCGACCCATGACGTCGGCGTTCGCGTATTACTTCGATGTGTCCGAGCTTGATCCGGCAGTCGCAGGCCCGTGGTCGCCGCTTGCCTTTGACGGCGCGTTCATCCGCGTGGATAGGACGCTCTAACTGTGGCTCTGTCTCCCTCTGTAAGAGCGGCGCAGGCCGACGTTGGCGTCGTCCAGTCTGCGCCGTCTGCTCCGGCGCAGGTGACGCAGCTGGATACGACAGTCGTCTTCAACGTTCCCTCTGATGAAGTTCGGGTGGCGCAGGCAGATGTTCTTGTATCCTCGCTTACGACTAGCAATGTTCAGGTTTCGCAGGCAGACGTCGTTGTTGTCTACAAGAGCCGTGTGGAAGACCCCAAGGTGCGCGCGTGGACATTCACGCTGGACGGGCATGAGTTCTACGTGCTGTCTCTGGGTATCCGCGAGACGCTGGTCTACGATGTTTCCACCGGCGAGTGGTATACGTGGGGCACCGGAGAGCAACAGCTATGGCGGGCCAAGATCGGCATTAACTGGACTGGAACTGGCGCTCTGCCGGGCTTGTATGGGAGCAACGTGCTTGTCGGTGACGACAGCACCGGCGCGCTGTACTTTCTTTCGCCGGACGCGGATGAGGATGAAGACGCCCTGGAAGGTGCGACCATCCTCCGCCCATTCCGGCGGCGGCTCACAGCGCAGTACGTTATCGGCGCAGGGTACGCGGCTGTTCCCTGCTTTGGGGTGCAGGCTTTCGGGAGCATCGGCGAGACGACTGTCTTGCAGGATCTTGACAAGCGTGGCGTCACACTGGAGATATCCGATGATCGCGGCGACACTTGGCTCGACGTCGGCACGCTTGAGCCGCCGCTGGGCGACTTCGCGTTCAGGCTGAACTGGCAGAGCCTCGGCGTCATGCAGGTTCCCGGAAGGTTGTTCCGTCTAGAAGATCATGGCGCTTTGAAGCGCATTGATGATTTTGAGCTGGAGGACGGCGAATGACCCGGCGCTATCCTTACCAATTCATAGACTTCAATCAACCGCTGGTCGATCCGAAGACCGGGCGGATATCCCCGTACTTTCAGCGGCAGTTGTTCGGCCAGACGGAGAACGCGCAGGAAGTAAGCGACGAGGTAGACACTTTCGCTGCCGCCATTGCGGCCCTTCAAGCTGATAAAGCGGATAAGTCGACACTCATCAACCCCGGCTTCGGGCTGTCGGGTGGCGGAGATCTGAATACGGATCGTACCCTTAGCCTTGGGAATCCGGCGCTAACAGACCCCGGCGCTGATCGTGGATTATTCTGGGATGATAGTGCTAGTCAGCTAGACTGGTTAGAGTTCGGCAGTGGTCTTTCACTGACTGGAAAAATTCTTTCGGCTTCTGGTGGCGGCGGTGGCGGCGGTAGTCCACTCGTTCCTTTTCCACACGTAGCAATCGGGGTCAGTGGAGCTAACACAGGTGCTCCCTCTATTCAAGTAGTTCCCTGCTACGCGACTTCAAGTGATCCCGTCACCGGCCTTATCTTCCCCACGAGAGATCAAGCATCAGGAAGAACAGCGGCACCTTGTATCTACGACGGCGGGCCTGTCGCTTCAGCAGTCGGACCTACTGGAAGAAGCCTAGTCGCATCGGGTCCGGGTGTAGCTTTGGTCAACGATGTGTTCATACCTATACCGTTCACAACTCCTTTTGTACCCACTCCGGGGAATATTTACTACGCAGGATTTTCGATCTACGGTACTAGCGGCACCGTCCGTATACTCTCTGCTTCTGACTCGATTCGTTTTTACTTTGCGGGCGGAACTTTCAACCCGCCCCCGGCAACTCTTCCGGCCATGACGGCGACGGGGGGCATTACCTCTGGGTTCTTCAGTTACTGAACCAAACAACTTCCTTGCGCTTAGGCTCAGACTATGCTACGGCGCACGTTCTCAGGAGATTTGCAATGAGCCTTCTCAATTCTCTGTTCGGGGGCAGCAAGAACAGCTCGAACAACAAGGCGTACG